ACAAGCTGTCGAAAGTTTTAAAGGAGCAGGTAAAGATTTATCATTAGCTGATCAGTATGTGTTTGAGAGAGCTGAACGTGGTATAGAAATGACACAGTTTTTATATCAAAATGCTCATAGACCTGCATTTATGAGAACTTCTATGGGTAAAGTTTTAGGAAGGTTTAAGTTATTTGTATTTAATAGTGTACGTATGCGTAAAGAATTTTACAGACAAGCAAAGTTAAATGGATTTAAAGAAGGTAGTGAATCTTACGAAAGATTTAAAGATACTTTTGCTATAGACATGATGATGTATGCATTAGGTGGTGCATTCATGTTTAGCCTGTTTGATACTACATTGCCTCCACCTTGGGACTGGGTTCAAGCTTTAGCTGATTATACTTTTGGTGATAAACGTGAAAAAGAAATGGCGTTCTTTGGCTCAAAGCTTGGCCCTCTTAATGTACTCAAGCCACCTATTGCTAGAGTACCAGAGGCTTTTGGTGAGTTATTAACAGGTCAGTATGAAGATTTTACTAATTATACTATGTATACTATGTTTCCATTTGGTCGTGGTGTACGACAAATTAAACAATTAACTGATGATAGACCATTTAGAGGTGTGGAAAGAGCACCAGAGATACTCTTTAGGATTCCTTACAATCAAATGAAAAGTAGGATTGAAAGGGCTAAAAAGCAACGAATGCAATTAGAAGAAATAGAAGAGTACCTAGATGTATAAAAAAAATTATAGCACAAGCTAAACGGTTTGTATTTAGTAATCAGTTTGAATAAATTTTCAAATACTTATGTTTAACTTGCGCTATTTCTTTTAACACTCAGGATCGTCCTGAAGTCCTTTTTTAGTTTCGTATGTTTGCTTCATTGCTAGAAAAAGCAATAAATAGTTAATAATATCACTCACACGTCCCTCAATAGACTCAGATGAATGCTCTTGTCCATCTTTAAAATAACTTTGAAGACTGGATAAGTGTTTATTTAAGTACACAGATAGAACTTGCATAGGCTCCAAGCCTAACTTTTTGCCTATGCTTTCAAAGTTCCATAATACGTTAGTATTTTGATTTCCTTCTGTATACTCAATTCGCTTTTCATCTGATAATTTTAATGTAAGATGTAGAAAGTGATCTCTAAACTGTTCGTATTCTTTAGCTGTCATTTTAACTTCCTGTATAATTCATCAATTTGATTTTTGATAAACCATCTCATTAAGTAATGATAGCCAATAAATAACAATGCAAGATATACTACAATAAATACATCAAATCCATTTTCTTGTAATGATTGTAACCAGAATTTCATATTATTCTCCTTTACATTTTGAACATTCTTGAATTTGCTTACCATATTTTGGGAAGTCTTCATAGTAAGAATACACAATTCTTCCTATTTTTCTATTATAAGATGATTTTGTTGCTTCTTTATCAACTTCCCAACATCTATTACAGGTTTTGCAAAGTTTTATTTTTTCATCTGCAAGTCTAGCATCGTATTCACATTGCTTTGAGACTTTTACTGAGTTTTGTTGTTTAGTTTTGCTAATGATTTCTTGTGTGAAATTATTATCCGCATTCATGATTAATATCCTATGTTTTAAAAGGGGAGTAAACGCCAACCTACTCCCCCTTTATCATTTGTCATTCTCTTTCTTTGAAATCAATTTTCCTATGGAAAATCCAATGTTCAGACAAAGAGATTTCATCCTGTTAACCTTTTAAAAAGATCTAACAAGTCTTGGTATCGTATAGTTACTAACGCTTCTTTACGATCTTCTTTGAGAATCTGTCCATACACATGTTCGCATGGTTTGTATAGCTCTCCAATTTTCTTACGACCTTTGACTTGAAATTTGAATGGTTGATCTAGTCCTTTCCATTTTAAAGGTAGTTCTATAACCATATCTACTTCTTCATGCCATCCTAAGGATCTACCATCAGATCCCCAAGCACGTTTGGATTCAAAACCGTAGCCTTTAGCTAAGTTTACACATTCTCGTTCAATTCTATTTCCTTTCTGTTTTGGTGCTTTGCCACTCATTTTTTATTTTCCTTATTTACGATTGTTAATGGCAAATCTAAAACCCATTCTAATGCTTTTGCATAACCATAATCTTCATCAGATATAGCACTTTTAACTTTACGATTTACACATTTTTTATAAGTATTAAGCAATTTTTCAAATATTTCATCTTTATGCCTTACATATATTGATTGTCTACTCATTCTTCCTCCTCAAGATTTGACTTCATTTCAGCCTTTTCTTTTGCAGTTATAATTTCTTGATATGTTGGTTGTCCTAATAGTTTCCATATGTCATCTAAGTGTTTTTTACCATCGTTGTTCATTCTTTGTCTGTTTGTTATTTCTAACTCACTTAATAAGTGTATTAACTTTATAGTCATTTCTGATTGTATGTTCGCTTTAGGTATTTTCATGCAAACCATCCTTTTTTAATAGTGAATGATGTAAATATTTCTAATTTAGTTACACCGATGCTTATTTGAATACTATCTCCACCTAATGTTGAATACCCTATAGATATTTTTATTAGCTTACATAGTATTATTATCCATGCTGTCCTTTCTTTGTCTTGGATCAATATCCTCATTACTAAGGGAAATCCTAAGAGATTTATTGTCTTTCCAGTTTTCATTAAGCCTTTCCTGTTTTTGGAATGTCATTGTTGTTATCTCATTTATATCATGATCATGTATATATACTACAGCGTCTTGTCCTTCTACTTTATATAATTGTTCATTTTTTAAATGAATTTCGATTACTGCCATACTGGCCTCCTCGGTATGTGGTAATAGGGCACAAATAAAGGAACCTGTGCCCTATCTATTAGTTTCTTTTATCAAAGGTGAAAGTATCCCAATTGTAGTTGAGAAGCAATTCAAACTTTGATTCGTCTCTTGCTTTTAAAGATTTAACTACTCTAGCCTTACTCATTTCTTTACCTTGAAATGCAATGTATTGGTCTGATTTCTGTTCTATGGCACTATTGCCTTTACCACTATGCACGTCCAATGTATTTGTTTCTTTGAAATTGTAAGATGCTGATTTAGAAATGTGATGTACTGCTAACACAATAACATCTTCTTTCATTGCTAAATCTTTTAAGCCATTTGCGATTACTTCTTGTCTAGCAAAGTCATCTTTTCCAGCATATTTAGCTGGTATTCTATCAATTGTATCTACAACGACTATTTTTGCTTCAGTTTCTGCAACAAAGCTAGATAAATCCTGTATATCAGGACTTACTGTTTCTAGTTGAATATTATCTATAGATTTCTGTGCTTCTTCTATACTATTAATATTTCCACTTTTCACTATGTTGATAATGTCTGTTTTTGATTTCTTCATTGCTGCCTGCAAGAATCTTCTTGACATAGTTAAATCATCTACTTCCAAAGATAAGAATAGTATTTTTATCTTAGGTAGCTGTGTGATGAGATAACTAATAAAAGCTGTTTTACCTAACCCTGTATCGCCTATTAGTGTAATAAGCTGACCAGAGGTAAATAAATGCGTTTTAGGCATAAATGTAAAGATGTCTTTTAAGTCAAAAGATCTATCTGTGAAGTCTGATGTATAATGCTCTATCAATTTACTAACCATTTGTTCAGCATTTAATATGTTTGTTTCTTCATCAAGATTTTTGTACTTATACAATAGACATTTACTATCGCAATAAGGTTGTAGTACTGGATGATTGCAACCGTAATTGTAATCATTTTTGAAAGCGTCACTAACGATTCTGCTAACTTCAACTGGATCCAATGGATTATTCATCTTAGTCATATAAGCTCTTGCAAGATGATCACATGCTACTTTATCAAAAGCATATTTCTTTCGCCATATGCTTGTTAAAGCCAATAGGTGTTTATGCCTATTATTTGGTACATGTCCAGCATTGTAAATATGCTGTACGCATGTAATGTATCTTGTAGATATTCCTTTTGCATTGTCGAATACTTTACGTACTTCTTCAATGTTTTTACGACTCATATCCATAGGATCTAATCCAACTACTGCCTCTTTAGTAATTTTATGAGGTTTGTAGCTAGTTCTAATTTCCTGTGCTAATTCAGCTATGTCTAAATACTCTAATTCAGATAATTCTGCATAAGATATAGGTATTTTATATAGCTTTGATTTTTTATTGT